GCGCAGACTTACCACCAGTTGATTTAATATCATTTGGTTCACCATGCCAAGACTTATCTGTAGCAGGTAAGCGTTCAGGGCTTGAAGGCAATCGTTCAGGTCTATTTTTTGAAGCAATTAGAATAATAAAGGAGATGCGTAATGCAACCAATAATCAATATCCAAAATGGGCAATCTGGGAAAATGTACCCGGTGCCCTCACAAGCAATAATGGAAAAGACTTCGGAGAAGTCCTTGACCAAATGGCAAACATCGGGGCATTGGGAATCGAATGGCACATCTTGGATGCACAGTGGTTCGGAGTCCCCCAGCGTAGAAGACGAGTATTCGTCATCGCTAGTTGGGATTCTTCAGCCCTTGAGCGAAGTGGTGGAAAAATTCTACCTGTCCCCGAAGACAGCAGGGGGGATATTAAGAAGAGCCGAAAGAAAAGGAAACAGGCTTCCAGAGCCGTTGAGACAAGCGTTAGTGAACCTATCTGGTACGGAAAAACTGGATTCAGTAAGTACGAAGAAGGCGGAGTAAGCCTCTCAGCATCTGATTATAAAAGACCAGATATGAACTTCATACTGGAGCCTTATGTTAAATCCAAGAGAGCACAAAGCACAGAGGATGACGAGTCTTGGATTACGAATGCCGTAGCGCCAACTTTAAATGCTTTTGATAATACAGGAGATAGCCGCTCAACTGTAATAATAGTTGATGGAACAAGAGTTAATGATGTTCGTATATACGAAGATGGAATTATGCCAACATTGAAGCACAGAATGGGCACAGGTGGTGGACAAGTCCCTCTTATTGGTGAGCAGGTTGCTATCCCCATTCAGGGCACAATTATTGGAAGAGCAGATACCTCTGGTCCACAAGGCAAGGGCTTTGGCGAGGTTGGCGATCCTTCCTATACCCTTGATACAATTTCACAACACGGTGTCTGCACACCGGAGTTGGTTTTAAGAAGATTGACACCGTTAGAGTGCGAAAGGTTGATGGGGTTCCCTGATGACCATACAAGGCTCACCGCAGATGATAAGATAATTGCTGACACAAATCGCTACAAGATGTGTGGTAACGCCATTGCATCACCAGTAGCAGAGTGGATAGGGAAGGAAATTAAAAAATGGATATAATTGTTAATGAAGAATGGCTTGCGTCACAGATGGGTGATAAAGCAAAGGAATTCATTGAGTGCATGAGGATTGTTCAGGATATTATTGATAATCCGGATCATTATGTTGGAATGCAAGCAATTAAGTATGCTAATGTTTTAGCTGCTTATAGGACACAAATGATTATTAAATCTCAAGCATTCAAGAGAAAATCAAGTATTATGAATGAACAAGATAAACTTGTTAACGATATTTGGAAGACGATGTATGAAGCATTGTCAGAAAACATAAATGCACTAAAAATTTCAGGTAAAGGAACTTATAATTGAAATCACTAAACAAACTTAAAGCACCCAAAGTAGAGAAGGTGCTCAAGTCTCATGAGCAAGTAACGGCAGAGTTGCTACTTGCTATTGACGACAATTTGGAAAAGAGAAATGCGCCGGCAATGAAGAAAGTCGGTGGTTTCCACCCTAGCTATACAAACCAGTGTGCAAGATATTGGCACTATCTGTTTCAGGGTCAAGAGGTAACTACTTCTTTTAGACCACAAACTTATAGAATATTTGACAATGGACATGCTGTCCATGAAAGGCTTTATAGTTATCTGAGAGAGATGGGTATCCTTGTTGCAGAGGAAATCCCTGTTAATTATTCAAATCCCCCAATTGAGGGCACAGCTGATGGTATAATTGACTGGTATGGTCATAAACTTATTGAGCTGAAGTCAATCAGCGCAGAAGGTTTTAACTATAGACAGATTTATAACAAGCCCAAAGACGATCACTATAGGCAGGCGCAAATCTATATGAGATGCCTAGACTTGCCAAGTGGTTATGTAATTTACGAAAATAAAAACAATCAAGAAATTTTGCCTATCTTTATAGAGCGAGATGACGAGTTTATCGACAAACTCTTTAAAAAATATAATGGTATATATACCGACTTCTTAGAAGGTAATATGCCAAAGCAGCCTTACAAGCGCACATCTGCAAAATGTGCTCAATGTGATTTGGCTGATAAATGCTGGTCGGGGGATGTTTAGAGAAGAACCAAGAATATGCGGGAATGACAAGTGCAATAATGTATTTGTTGCAAAAGTCTATAATGCTTTATATTGCAGTGTTGAATGTAGAAGATTAGTTACTAATAAAAAATTATTAGAAAAGTATTATGAAACTAAAGAAAACAAGCACAAAAAAAGAGTTTGCAAGACTAAATTGTGCACAACCATTTTATCTTCTTATAACAAAGAATCAATTTGTGAACAATGCAAAAAAGAAAGATATATAAAAAGACTTGTTTCTTGGGGATATGACGAAGAAAAACTTAGAAAAGAGGTATAATATCTAAGTGAGTCTTAGAGATATTGTACAAAAAGAAAAATGGGAAAAAGTCTTGGCTATTGACCCGGCATCTCATTCCTTAGCTTGGGCAATCTTGTCTTGGGATAAAGAACTGATTGCAACTGGTAAAATTGATTTATCAAAAGAAAAACAGCAATCAGAGAAATTTAATAAGATTAAGAAAGAATTGATTGAAGTTGTTGATCAATATTCTCCAGATGTTGCTGTAATTGAGCAATCTGTTTATATCCAAAACTTTCAAACAAGTAGAATTATTTCGTATATAATAGGTTTTACTTGGGGAATTATCTCCGATAGGTGCAGAAAAATTGAAGATGTAAGCCCTCTTTCGTGGAAGCCAGCTATTGGCTATAAAAATGTTACAAAGAAAGATGGACTTGATTTGGATAAGAATGGTGCAAAAGGTTCAATGCAAATTAAAATGAAAAACGAAAGAAAAAATAGAGTAAGAGAAATTGTTAGTGTTGCTTTTGGCAAAGACACTGATGGAATTGATGATGACGACATTGTTGACGCAATTGGGATTTCTCTATGGTACTGGAAGGTGAAGAAGAATGGCTGATGAACCGTACAAGGATCAGACATGGCTTTATGAGCATTATGTGAAGAAGCGCATGAACCTCACCGATATTGTAAAGGTTCTTCAGCAAAGTTATGGCATCAGTGTGTCCCCGCAGGCTATTTATAACTGGTGTAAAAAATATGATCTTTTAAAGTTTAGAGGTAAGGGAAGAAACTTATCAGCAACAGCTTTAAGAAGGCCCAAATCCCCTATGCAACTTGAAGTAGAAAAGCGTAGGCGTGATCAGGCAAAACAAACAAGAGCAAGAAAAAAAGGAATGGGAAGATGAAAAGAAGTGTTGTCGCAAAAGATATTATAACTTTTGCAAAACTAGATATGTTATATAACCAAGTGCGTGTTATCGAGGCAAAGCAGAATGCTACTAAGTACAAATGCCTTGGCTCCGGGGAATGTTGCAAGATTGGTCTTGTAATACCAATGACTGAATGTGCAAATATCGCATTTAGAATTACTCAAGAGTATTATTTGAAAATGGAAAGCACTGGCCAAGAAAGTGCTGATGCGTGGATTCTAGAAGTAATTGAATCACTTAAAGAAGCCATGTACGATGAAACTTGGAAAGACGGTGGAGAAACGAAGAGACATTGTGCTTTTTATAAAAACGGTTGCACCGTTTATGGATATCGACCATTGGTGTGCCGGACATTTGGAACAATCACAAGTGTTGATGAGTTCTGTCCACGAATTAGGAATGCAAATGGCGAGATTGATCACTTTGTAGGAGAACCTGTTCAGAAAGTTATTAAGCAGTACCAAGACTTGCTTGATGAATATGCAAAAGATAAGCATGAAAACTATGATATGAGTTTGTATATGCCATTAGGTGTCCTCAGTTTCCTACTTGAAACAGAAGAATTGCAGAAACTCGCAGAGGTTACTGATGAGAAATTTTGGATTGGGACATCTGGCTGGTACAACTATCGTGTTCAGTACACAAAACTTCATGGCTATTCTGTTGTTGAGCTTAGAAAAGCTGCAAAAGACAGAGGCAAAGAATTAGCTTTTGAAACAGAAGAGTGATTCGTGAAAATCATTTGGAATGGCACTAGCGTTTCTCAAGAGCGCAATGAGGGCTACAAGGTAGCCGAAGATGAGATTCATAGTCGTCTTGTAGGGAAGGGAATGGACATTGAAAGAACATGTCTTATACCATCCGACATTCAAGACTTGTCACTACTCGGTATTGAATATCAATCTAGTGCATCAATCAACATTGAAGCAGATGTATTCATAAATAATAGATTACCTCTTGACTATACTGTATCGAATAAGTACAACATTGGTTTTTCATATTGGGAAACAAGTAAACTACCAAGTGATTGGGTTTCTCGAATGAATCAAATGGATGAGATATGGACAACATCTCTTTGGG